AATCGCCGAGACGAACATCGAATTGGCCACCGCCGTGCTGTACGGGGTCAACGGCGTTCCACAGAAATCCTGGAAGAACGTCGGGATGCGGGTCACGCCATCCCACGCCAGTCCGTTCAGCCATTCCCGTACCGGATGAAAGCTGTGGCGATGCGCCACCAGCTCCACAGCCTCGCGCACCACCGTGGTCTTGATCTCGCTGTCAATCCAGTGGCGTTCAAGCCAGGATTTCAGCGCAATCAAGTGATGATCAACGACCTCCTGATCGCCCTGGATCAGGCCCATGCGAAACTCATCAAACCGGAATTGCCCTTTCCAGACCGGATCGTTTTCCAGGATCAGCACCAGGTTATGCACCCGGCAGGGGTAGCTGCGCTGTCCAGCCCGGTCAATCTTGCTGATCAGTTCGGATTTCCAGAATGCCTCTGGATCAATCCCGCAGTCTTCCGGCGATACATCAGGATCGTCGTTCGTCACTAGGCGCAACTTTTTAGATTGAGCCACATGGCGATCCAGGAAAGCGGCGCCACGGTCGACGGCGCGTTCGGTGTCGTCGAGCAGGCTCATAAAGAGGGGCCGATCATCGTCAGCGCCTGGGAAAGCCGGTCGTAGGCCACCGCCAGCCGTTCTTCATCCGCCACGGGCAGAAAGCCCTGGCTGCGCAACATGCCGGCAGCGACGGCCACTACGGCCGCCTCCATCGTCAGCGTTTTCAGGATGTCCTTGGCGGGAAACGGCGCCCGTTCGGCGGGCCGGTGATGATCGGATAGATCGAGTTTTTCGGGAAAGAGATCGGAAAATTCCAGGCCCACGGCGGCGAGAATGTCGCCCACCGAGCAGCCGGTGAAGCAGTGCAACAAGACGCGCCCGTCATCGCACTCCTTGATATGGAGGGAGGGGCGCTTGTCGGGATGCGCCGGACAACCCGCCACCCAACGCCCCTGTCCAGTGGTTTTCACTTTATCAAGACGATTAAGCAGCGTATCGGCGGTCATGGCGGCATCCCGGGTTAAATGGAGAAATCGCCCGTGACGGGGGCGAGGCGGCAGAGGCCCTGCGGAGGAGTGGCGATGAAGCAGCCAACCGGCGGGTGACCGGCAGACAGTCCCCTGCTGCGGGTGTTAGTGCGCACCGCCCGCTGACGCCCGAAGTCAGAACGCGAATCCGGCGAACCTGGTCGCGCGTCCGGCGCACCGCACGCTCTCTGGCGATGACGCGCCGCATGAAGTAGTAAATATCCAGGCTGGATGAAGGAGGGTTCATGCTGCGCTTCGGTCCTGGAGTGGTCCGTAAATGTCGGGCCGGAGTTCGTACCGACTGACGCCGGTCAACCGCTCTATTTCCAGGCAGCGCTCCGCTGGCGGACGGCCACGCCGACGCCATTGCTGGATCGCCTGATAGCGCACGCCAAGACGTTGCGCCAAAGGTTTCATGCCGCCGGCAGCGGCAATGGATTGCTGTAGTGGATTCATGGCGAGTAGTTTACAACTAGAAATTGTAGAAGATCAACTGCAATGCAGCTATCATCACAATAAAGCCTTGTTTGTCAGATTACAGGGAAAGGACACAATGGGAGCGGAACCCACAAGAGTGAATACTGCGAGGTGAACGATGGAAACCAGAGGGACAATCATTCGCCGGGCGCGTGAGGCATTGAAGTTGTCGCAGGACGCCGTAGCAGAAACCGCGAAGATCAGCCAGCAGGCGTATAGCGATATCGAGAATGATCGCACTCTTCAACCCCGGAGATCGGCGCTGAAAGCCATCGCCAAAATGCTGCAACTCCCTGAAGACGCGCTGATCCTCAATAAGCCCGGCCACCGATGGATGTCGAAAGAGGCTCAAATGATCGCCGAGGAATACGACACGATTCCTCCCGCCTATCAGGCCAAAATCCTGCTCGCGCTGCTTGAAGCAAAAAAGGCGTTGCGCTAACGACTGGGATTCCCCCCCCCCATCAACAGGCGTTTCTGCGCCTGTTTTTTTGCTTGACATTACAATCAAAGCTTGTAATCATGCTTGTAACCCGCTGCCCTTCACTGGGCCAAGGCCGACAGACCCCTAGCCTGGGGATCGGCGGCGGGCCAATCCTCCCTTTGGTGGTTCTTCCCCGGCTGGGTTTCCCTCATTGGCTCATCCGGGGCTTTTTCGGAGACGACGATGAACAGCCTTTACTACATGAAAATTGAGTTTCTCTGCCGGGAGTATGAGGTGGAGGTGGAATATGAGTATGAGCCAGAGGAATTGGCGACGCCTGCCTCGCCGCCGAGTCCGGCCCGGGCACTCATTGAACGGGTGAGCTTGATGGACAAGAAACCGAATGGGAACTGGGTTTCAGTGGATGTTGAGAAGCTGCTGGACGCTCACCAGGAGCGAATGATCCAGGCGGAAATCCTGGACTACGTGCCAAGATTAGGTCTGCCTCGCCCGGTCAAAATGCGCCCGGTTTTTACCATTGAAGATGCGAGGAAAGCGGCATGAAAAAGAACCCGGTGATCGTCAATGCTACCGTCAGCGCCAAGCAGTCCATTGGCCGCGCTGAACGTGATTTGATCCGCCGGCATCAGGCGGCGCTGAAACAAATTGAGCGCTGGGACGTGGCTCGCGAGCTGCGCCCGCATACGCCCCGGCTGGCCGCCGAAGCGGCGCGGTCGGCGTGTGATTGGGATTCGCCGGTCATTCAAACCATGGCCCGCCAGGCCGAACCGTTGACCGGGCCACGGACGGGAACTCATCCCATGGCTGAACGGGTCGAGCCTCGCCCGATGGCCACGCGCCTCCGCCCATCACTACAAGACCCCCAGCCGTTGCCGGCGTATCGCCGCGAGCTGCTGTTGGGGGCGGTCAATTTGGCGCTGATTGGCGCGGGAGTAGTAGGCGCTTGGTTTTTATCCCGCTGACGAAAAACGCCCCCGTTGCGGCAAACAACGAGGGCGTTCCTAAGGAGAAATGCAGTGTCAATGACAGTTTATCACGATTGGGAAGAATGGTTGGACAGTCCGCAAGGGCAAGTCTGGATGGAACAGTTCGATAACGACGCCAGCTATGGCTGGCCCTGGGAGATTTAAATGTCTGATCAACTCGCGCAACTTCAAGCCCTGCTCGCACAGGCGCAACCCCAGCCGGCCACGACGCAACCCGCGGCCAGCGGATGGGCGCAGCCCGCCACGCCGCCGGTGGCTGCGGGCCTGCCCATCACCGGCATCAGCATCCCGGTGAAGATCGACACGCCCCTCGGGAGTGTTCGAGTCGATCTGCACTTGCCCGCAGAGTTCGCCGCCAGTCCGCAAGCGCTTCAAGCGGCTGTACAACTCTTGTCTAACGCCGGGTTGCCCGTGGATGCCTGGCAGTCCCGCAGTCAAGGCGGATGGGGGAACAGCGGCGGCTCATCGGGCGGCTGGGGCGGTCAACGCCAGGGCGGCTATAGCGGTGGCGGTTATCGCCGGGGAGGCTGGTAATGACCCCCTTAACCACCCACCTGATGAATCCAGCGCCCTACATCGTGCTGGATTTGGAAACCGGCGATGCGCCCGCTGAGGCGGTGGAAGCGGCCATTGCCGGCTGGAAAGCGCCGGCCAACTGGAAGCCGGAAACGGTCGCCGCCAAGAAGATGGAACGCGCTGAGAAGGTCAACGGCAAGGCCGCGCTGCTGGACGCCAGCCCGATCCTCTGCGTCGCTTTCAAGTCGGACGCCATGGCCGTGATCTTCAACGGCATGGACCTATCAGCGCCGGAGGTGCCGGGCTGGCTAGTGCTGCCCTGCGGCGATGAAGCCGGGCTGCTCAACGCCCTGCGGACCGTGATGGACGCCAGCGCCGCGCCGGATACCGTCCTGGTCGGGCATAACCTGCTGGGGTTCGACCTCCCCAAGTTGCGCAACGCCTACCTGCGGCATCGCCTCAAGTTACCGATGGCCCTGGCGTTTGAGGGCGATCTACAGCCGGTGTACGACACCATGAGGATGATTCGCTACTGCTCGATGGAGAACAGCAACGAGCAGTGGGTGAGTCTCGACACAGTGGCCCGCGTGCTGGGCATCCCGACGCCCAAGGCGGTCATCACCGGCACCGACTGCCCGCGGCTGCACCGCGAAGGTGAGTACAACGTAGTGCTGACGTACTGCGCGCTGGATGTCGCCACCACCGAGCGCGCCTACCTGCTCATGACCGGACAAGCGCAAGATCTGGCCTGATCCTTCACTTTTGCGCCACGGACGGCGCAGCAACCACTGAAATACTTGTTATGAACCGACCTGATTATCTGGGCGCCAAAATCCTGGCTGAGTTGTCACTGCGCGGCCCCATGACTGTCGCTTGGCTTGCCCAAAACCTCTATGAATCGCCCCGCGCCATTGCGGCTTCGTGCGTTGCGTTAGCCCGGATCAACGCAATACGCTCCTGGAAAACCGGGAATTTCTACAAATCCATATCAGGAAAAAAAATCGCTGAATCGTTTTGGGAACTCGGCCCTTCGAGTTGTCCGCCATGCAAACCGGTTCGTAAGCGATCCACGCCCAAAGAACCCAAGATCCCGGTCGGGATTGATGACGCCGATTTGGCATGGATGGAGAAATACCGGCGACAAGCGGCGCAACGCCGGGCGCAACAAAAACAGGGAACGTCATGCCCCTGTTAACCGTTGGCCAGGCGGCGGAACGCCTAGCGATCTCGCTGCGCACGATGCAACGCCTTATTCAGACCGGCGCCCTACCCTGTATTCGGCTGGGCCGCCTGGTCAGGATTGACCCGGATGATCTAAGCGCTATGCTCAAAGAGGTCAAGACGCGGGTCGTTACCCAAGAGGAGAAGCCCGCATGTCGCTCTTTAAACGCGGTTCCGTCTGGTGGCTCCGGTTCACGGATCCCCACGGACGTGAAATACGAGAATCTACTAAAACTGCCGACCGTCGCCAGGCCCAGGAACTTCACGACACCCGCAAGGCCGCCCTCTGGAGGCAGGCCAAGCTAGGGGAAGCGCCCCGATATACCTGGCAACAGGCCGTGGTGCGCTGGATTGAAGATCACCCGGAGCGTAAGGGGCTGGCGAACGTGCAACTGCATTTGCGTCAGGCCCATACCGCCCTGGGCCATCGGTTTCTCGACGAGGTCAATGCGGAAGCTGTGGCGGACTATCTTCGGGAGCGGCGCGGAGCCGGGGTCATGAACAGCACCATCAATCAGGGACTGTCCGCGATCCGCGCCGTTCTCCATGCCGCGCATCGCTGGGGCTGGCTGGCCGCCGTCCCGGTTCTGCAAAATCTTCCCGTGGGTGAACGGCGCATTCGTTGGCTGACTCGCGAGGAAGCGGATCGGCTGGTGGCGGAGTTGCCCGCCCACCTCGCCGCCATGGCGCGGTTTTCACTGGCCACCGGACTGCGGGAGACCAATGTCTGCCGACTGGAATGGCAGCAGGTGGGCGTGGACAGACGGGTGGCCTGGATTTATGGCGACCAGGCGAAAGCAGGTAAGTCGATCACTATCCCGCTAAATGCCGATGCGGTCTGTGTGCTGCGGGAGCAACAGGGACAACATCCTCGTTGGGTCTTTCCGTATGCCGGGCGGGCCGTGCGCAAGGCCCGAGGAACGGCCTGGTCAGCCGCGTTGCAACGCGCCGGCATCGAGAATTTCCGCTGGCACGATCTGCGACATACTTGGGCCAGTTGGCATGTGCAGGCCGGAACGCCCTTGCCGGTGTTGAAAGAACTGGGAGGATGGGCCAGCCTGGATATGGTGCTGCGGTATGCCCATTTAGGGGCGGACCATTTAGCCGAACATGCGGAGCGGATTAGCCGCCCTCGCTTGATTCGCACAAATTCCGACACAACCCCAGAAAAGACTGCCGCAACCGGATGAATCAGGGATGGTTTTTTGAAGACAGCCCTTTCGCCTACGAAGTGATGCGTTATTACAACCTAATCTCATCAATTACTTAACCCACTGGCCCGCGTCTTGACTCGACAGATAGCGCCAGCCAATGACCGTATGCGCCCAGTGTTCCGCACAAACCCCGCACATCTACACATCAATCACCAAGCTTCCCAGGGCGGGGGCGTCTCCGTCCAGCTTCCCCTCCAGGACAAAATAGCGATTACCGATCACGCCCGCGCCCTTCACCCGCACGATGGAGCCGCCCGGATATTGGATGCTGCACTCGCCGAAATCGGCGGCGACGCACGTCCCCACCGTGCGCAACGAGCGGCCCGTCAAATCCGAAAATCGTTTAAACAGGTTTCTCACAACTACACCTCGCGGCGCTCGAGTCCAATGGACTGTTTCACCTGCAAACCCTGTCCCCAAGTGGCGCTGATGCGGCAGGATCGACTGACGCCCTTCATGCCGGCAATGCTCACGATCAACCCCGGAGGCACCAGCGGAAAGGTCGGCGGATAGAACAGTGTCTCAGCGTCCATCGTGAAACCGGCGCCGGAATCCGACAGGGCATTCAATCCTCGCTGGCGAACGGCGACGCCTGAATCATCGCACAGCAGTTCGTTGACGATCGGATCACTCGGCTGCAACGCGCCATCCGTCCCGGCAATCTTGATGAATCCCAGCACGCCATGCGATTCCCCACTGACGTACACCCCATTCAGCGGCTGCGTGTATAACGGGGATTGCGAAAGCGTGATAATCGCCGCTTCCGGGATCAGCACGGAAGCCACTTCCGCGTCAATCAACCAGGAGGCGACCGGCCAGCGCGGTAACGCGGTCAGCACTGACAGGATGGGATCGGTATACAGCCCGTCATCCGTCACCTGCACTAGGCGAATCAACGCGCCGATCGGGGTGTTCCAACTGTTATAGCGCCCGGCAGGCACCAGCCAGTTGGGAATCTGCCAATCGATAGTCCAGCCGGTCAGGTCGAGCGCCGCTTCCGCCAACTGCACCATCCCGCGGGCGTTGGCCTCGGTGAAACTGCGGGCGGGCGTATACGGCGAATGCATCCAGGCCGAACGGGAACGGCCCTTGAGAGTGACCCGGTCTGAGTTAAACGCACGATTGGTCGATGGAATATCGAGCAGGAACGTCCATTGCTGGCCGTTGATGGTGGCCAGCACCTCACAGGCCAGCGGGTTCGGTTGCACCAGCCCCCAGGCATCGTCACCCGCGAGAGTGGCGCTGAATGCCCAACACCAGGAATCAAAATCCGTCTCAATCGTCATGGAGGTGACGGGCAGCGGGGTGAGATCAGGCCAGCGCACCAGCGAGGCAGTATTGACGGACATATAACTCCTTTGCACGGCGACTTCGCGCTCGGCCAACAGGATACAGGGGACGCGCCCGATCCGCAGCGCCGTGCCGGGCAAAGGGCAGAACAACCGGAGATTCGTGCCCCAGGGCGTCGGGATGGGGAGCGGCTTTTGCGGGCCAGGGTTGGGCGCATTGCCGGGATAGCCGGCCTGTTGCCAGACTTCGATCACGACCGCTTCCAGGCGATAACCATCCCGGAAGGCATCGCGATAACTCAACGAGGCAAATCTGCCGTCCTGCCAGCGGTCATGGCCCGACTGCTCGGTATGATAGGGGTTCTGGTAATGCGGAACTGTCGATGACGATTCGCGATTGCCGTCCTGCCAGACCGGCGAGGCGTCCCCATCCAGGCGCGGCGCGGACTGCCAGACCGGCGCGGTAGACTGTCCCGCCGATTCAGCGGCTTGCCAGGCATCAACCCCGCTGCTCGCCACCGGCGGCGAAAGCTGCCAGACCTCGACTACGGCTCCAGGCAACGCGGCGGCGGCTTCCCATTGCGCCAGCCCCTCCCCGAGTTGCAGGAACGAGGGTTGCTGATGATCCTGAACGCCCGGGGTCATCCGCAAGCCGGGTTGCCAGCGCTCAGCGCTCACAGCATGAACCGCGCTGAGCAGGTTGGGGTCGTAGGCGAGTTCCAGGCGTCCGGTTGGGGCCAGTGATTCCCCCGCCCCAGTGGCGAAAAAGACCGGCGTAATCCGTAACAGGCCGATGGGGGCCAGCGATTCCCCCGCCAGGGTCAGCGAGCGATCATCACTACCGCCCGCGCCCAGTTCGAGATTCGCGGTCCCGGTGGGCGGGGTGTAACTACCCGCCAGGGCGAGGGCTGCGGTCCCCACAGGCGGGCTGTAGGGCATATCAGCGCTCGGTCAGGGTAAAGGAAACCACGGTGCAGTAAGCGCCCGCCACCAGGCTCACATTGTCGATCTCAATCAGGTTGCCGCTGCTTTCCAGGCCCACATCGGCATCAAAGATCGTGGCGCCCGTGCTGTCCACGACGCGCGCCCAAGCGGCGTTGCCGTCAGCGGCAATCAGGGTTTGTGCGATGGCCGCTGCCGTAAATACGCCGTTCGTGACCGTCCCTGCCGGGTTATCCAGTTCCAGCGTGATCAATAGGGTTTGCGTGCTAATGGCCGTATCAGCATCGGCAGGACGAGTCCCGTCATAAATTCGCACTTCCCCATCATCCAGCCAGCTCAACACCAGTTCCGCACGGCTGGTCTTCCGGGCGGCGCTAAACCCCATCAAATTACTCATGGCATAAGTTCCGGGGTGATCAGGTCGGCAATAGCGGCGTTGAGCGGATTGACGCCGTAATCGTAGGCGATGGCGAAATAGCCATTGGGGACATACTTCAGGCCCGTGAACGCATACGCGCCATCGGCGGCGCTGAGGGTTTCTCGAAGACAGCGCTTGGTGGATCGCTGAAAGAGAAAAATCGGATAGCGGCCCGGCGAACCCAGTTCGGTGACCGTTCCCGTAATCTGATAAGCGCCGCCGTTCTCCGCATCAAACGACGGCAAGGGTGTTTCGATGCGATGTGTCATGACCAGTCCTGCAGATCCAGCCAGCATTGTCCGCCGGTGGTATTGTTGGCTCCGGGAATGACGGCTAAATACGGGTGGCCGTCGATGATGACGGACAGATCGCCGGTCGCATACGCGCCATCGCAATCGTTACGCGGACAGTAAATGCCGCGCAATAGCCCTCGGGCAATCGCGGTGGTTTCATTGGCGTAAATCGGCGTTAAATGGATACCGTCATCCACAGGGTTAGGGGCGGTGATGCCGACACGCCCCATAATTTCGTTGGTCAGCGCATGGCGCAAAAAGGTGATCGCTGCGCCGGTTTGTAGATAGGTACGGGCCAGATAGCAACCGGCGCTGCCCGAATTGTTGACCTGGTTCGACATGTTGTTGTTGGTGCCCGTAGCTGCGATGGTGGCGCTGATATTCCCCATGAGGCAGCAGTGATAGGCGTCGGCGGCTTTGTAGGTCTGTAAATCCCCGAAGGCGCAATATTCCAGGGTCGTCGGGGCGGATGCGTTAAAGCCGAGAAATAGATGCAGGGTTTTCCCATCCCCCACCAGCGCCCAGCCGCGCGCCGTACTATTGGCGGTGCTGCTTTTATGCCAGTACAGCCCGCCGCTCATCTGTGCGGCGGTTGGAAACGGCCCGCTCCCGGTATCCACGTCCGTCATGGATTCATAGCCCACGACGCGCGCCGATTGCGCCGCGGTATCATCCACCCGGAGCAGCAGGGCGGTAGCCCCGAGCGTGGAGCGTGAATAAGCGGCCTTGTTCGTTCCTGAATGCGCCTTCGTCCAGCCCAGCGGAGCCATTTTCGCGGTGATCGTGCCGGTCGCGGTCTGGTTGGTAATGCCGGTGGCGTCAAAGGTGAACACGCTGGCGCTGCTGACGGTGATGCGCTTCTCGCCATTCGCTGCCGAGGGCGTGGCGCCTTCGATCAGGATGACCGTGTGATCGAGAAAGCCGTGACCGCTGCCATAGGTGGCCGTGGCGACGCCACTATTGATCACCAGGGAATCCAGGGTGACGCTGCCAAACCCGTTCACCAGGCAGGCATCCAGGACGCCCAACAACGCCCCGGCGGTCCCGCTCAAAGCCGGTGCCGAGGCCATGGAACTTAAAAAATATTTGGAATTTGTGTTCATTAGGCGTCCACATTACCGATAAACAGCAGTTCAACCGAATCGTCTAGTCCAGTCGGGGTGGATGGCTGAATCGCCCGAATGAGATCGACCGGGTAATTCGCTCCAATCAGATTAAAGCGCAGGCAGTTGCCGGTCGCCCAGCCCGCGCCCCAGCCCCGATAATCCAGTGTGAAGTACGGCTGGCCCGTCAATTGATTGACCGGCGCAAAGTCCGCAGTAATGTCGCCCGTCCCGATCAACCCCAGCCCCTCGCCAAAACACTGAAACGCCGTGCTGGAAGTGAGCTTGAGCAAAATGCGATCCGGGTACACCCCCAGATTGCTGACGATGATGGGATAGAGCGTATCGTTGTATTGCGCCAACGGCGCACTGCCGATCAGCGTATCACTCCAGACCGACGTCCACGTCGATTGGGCAAACAGGTTGCTATACCGCGCCTGCAATGTGCCGACATACAGGACGCCACTGGCGTAGCTGTCAAAGGT